CGCCAACGCTGTCGACGCCGACACCGGCCTCGGCGTCCAGATCCTCATGGGTCAGGAACAGTCTGGCTACTACAACGTCACCGCCACGCTGCTCTTCGGTGCCGCTGTCGGTCGCGCGACCTCCCTGCACCGCCTCAAGACCGCCTAATAGCGGCCAAGAGACGACAGACAAGGCCCCCAGCAATGGGGGTCTTTTTTTGTGTCCTACCAAATCGGGCAATTACAGATGAGCCTTTACGGAGACGAGCTGCTTAACGACGCGAAGGAGATGATCGCGGACTTCGGCGTGGCCGGGTCGGCCAACTCTGGGGCCATCACCTTCTCCTGCCTCATCTCCGACCCTGCCGTGGCCACCGTGCTCGAATCAGGGGGGTATATGGAGCGGACCCAGTATAGTGTCAGGCTCCCCGCTGTAACGGCCTCCTGGAGCCAGCCAGACGGGTCTATTGGGGCATCGGCTGCCATCATCGCCTCGGGTGCCGTCATCCCGTCCCTCGCCCAGGGCAAGAAGATCGTGGCCGGCGGGAAGACCGTCCGCATCACGACCCAGACCTACAAGCCCGGTTCGGCATGGGTCACCCTCCTCGTCATCGACGATAACCAGTAACCCGCCGTGGTCACGGTATCCGTCGAACCTGCCAGCCGCAACCGCTTCCTCGAGGCGCTGCGCCGCTTTGCAGCTGAGACGGGTCAGACCATGAAGGACGCCGCCCTGGAGCAAGCCGCCCTTGCCTGTCAGGACGCGGCCACGTTCACCCCTCCCCTGCCCAAGGGCGGAGGCCGTGGTTTGTCCAAGGCCGCCCAGACCGCAGGCGACAACGCCGTGGCCGGGGACATCCGTAAACTTTACGTGGCCGCGAACGACCGCAACTCGGCTTCAGCCGCGGCCCTGCTTTCCAATCAGCTGGCCTACGCTACGAAGACCAACGACCGCTCCCTGTTCGATAAGGCCATCGGCAAGGGCACGATGCAGGCGCTCAAGGGCTTGTCCCCGATCATGCGCAAGATTGCCAACGACCAGAACTACGACCGGGCGTTTCAGAAGGCCAAGAACTACTTCAACACGACCAACCCTATCCGCACCGAATACGGTCAGGGCTTTGTCCAGGAGCTGCGTCCCCCGCATAACCGCATCAAGGGCAAGTTCGGCGGGCGCATCGGAAAGAACGTCCGCCCGACCAAGGTCAAGATGCTCGTCGAGAGCAAGGGCGACTTAGATGCCTACATCAAGGAACGGCAGGCCATGGTCGGTTACATCAAGTCTGGATGGGCCTCCGCCCTGCGTTCCCTTCCCAAGCCGATGATTAACGGCGTGCCCAAGGACTTCGGTGTCGACCTTCTCGCCGTAGCCTGGATTAACCGCCATACGGGCTCCGGCCTCGGGATGTCCCGCGTGGCCGCCGATCAGAAGAACGTCGAAGTGCTCGTCCGCAACAATCGCGGCAACGTCAACGACATCGCTGTCGACGCCCGCGTCATTCCGCTGGTCACGGCCAACCGCACGAAGCAGATGCTCGCCCGCCTGAAGCACCTCCTCGGGCCTAACTTCCGAAACTTTAACAAATAACATGGGCACCAAATCCATCCGTCACATCGTCGAGTCTACCGTCGCGACCTACCTCTCGACCCAGACTGGCCTGACCACCATCACTTTCCTGACCGGGGACAGCGCCGCGACACAGACCCTGCCAAAGGCCATCGTGCTTTGCGAGTCGGCCCGCAACCCCAGCGACCTGCCCGAAGGCGAAGGCAACTATATGTGCTCGGTCCGCATCACCCTATTCTCCAACGCGGATGACACGACCCTCGCCGATCACCGTGCCCGCTGCGCCGCCCTGTCCGGCAATATGCGCGACCTGACCAGCATCAAGGCGGCCTTCGTGACCAGCACCGACGCGACCTGCTATGACGTCACCATCGGCTCCGAGGACGAGGGCATCGACGAGCGCTCCTGGGCCACGGCTTTCTCCTTTGACGTGCTGGTGGTCCTGCCTGCCGCGTAACCTTCCAAACCTCGCAAATACAAATGGCCGCCATCTCTAACGGAACGACCTGCATCTACGGAGTCGCAGGCACTGTCACCAACCTCTTCGTCCAGAGCTACAGCCTCTCGTCCTCCTTCAACGCGGACGTGACTGTGGTCGACGAGACCGGCCTGACCAAGACCCATCGCTTAGACGACCGCAAGTCTGAGATCACCATCGAAGGCATCGCCAAGACCACTGCCATGCCGACCCTCGGCGCGGCCCTTTCCTTCACGGTGAACACGGCCTCCGCCTATCCGGCTGGCTCGGCCTCCGCGTCCTTCGTCGGCACCATCACCAAGATTGACGACAAGGGCTCCAACAAGGGCTTCACGGCTGTGACCATCACGGCCATCGACTACGAAGGCATCACGCCTGCCTAATTGACTTCCCCGCAAAGGGAGTAGCATCAAGGAAGTGGACCGCCGCTTCTTAGACGCACATATCGACCCGGCGCCCTTTCGGCTGCTGGGTCGTTTGCTTTACCCCTGGTGCCTGAAGTACCGGGTGCGTCTGATGGCGTTCGACTCCCCGCTGGTCACGGGTTCCCGCGGCGTCAGCCCTGCCGATCTGCTCTTCGCCTGCCAAGTCTGCGCCGAGGAGGAATTAGGCGGGCGCATCGGGTTAATAGACCAACTTCGTTTAATGTCACTAGTTCGCAATCCTGCCAAGTTCGAGCGCCTACTATCCGCTTTTGCCGGCTATATCCTAGTCCAAGACTGGCCTAAGTTCTGGGAACAGAATAAGACCAAATCAGGGGGCGGCGACAAAGGGGTGCCTTGGCCGTTGGCTATCGTGGCCAACCTAATGGCCGAGGCTGGCATCCCTGAGAAGCGCGCATGGGAGATGCCGGAGTGTCAGGCCATCTGGCTCAACTCCGCCCTGGCTATCCGCAAAGGGGCGGATGTTGCAATCATGTCCCCCGAGGAGGAAGCCTTCATGGCCGAAGAGGAAGCCCGGGAGAAAGCCGCGGCCTCCCCTTCCAATCCTGCAAAGGAAACCGACCATGGCTGACCAAGAACTAGGCATTAAGGTAAAGACGACCTCCGACGTCCCGGAGGCCATGGGTAAGGCCAAGTCCGCCGTCGTATCTTTCGAAAAACAGGTCGATGATATTAAGAAGAAGTTCAGCACTTCATTCAAAGACATTTTCCTATCGATTGCTGGCCCGATGGCAATCTTCGGCATACTCACAAACACCGTAACCAGTTACCTTGAAAAGATTAAGAAAGCCCAGGAAGACACTAACAAGGCGGCAATCGATGGAGTCAACGAACGCATGGCAGCCGAGGACGTTTTTTACGCCAGAAAGATTGAGCTAATTAAGAAGGAAAAACTTAATCAACAGCAGGCCAAGGATCAGCCAAAGACTACTGCTTTTGAGTTCTTAATGAATGACCCTAGGGCCAAGTCACTTTTTGGAATTGATGCCAATTCTAAGATCCCAGCCTTTGGGGTCGGTGGAATGACAGCTGAAGAACAGCGAGCCGAGTTCATGTCTACGAGTCCGAAAGTTCAGGAACAAATCCGCAAAATCCTAGCCGAAGATATGGCAAAGGAAGGCATTACCGGGAAAGGATTAAAGGCCGGACAATCCTCACCGTTCAAAGGCCCCGAAGGCTTCGGCAACGTCATCGGCGTTGGCCCGAACCCGGTACTTGAGGCACAAGCCGCGCAGCTTGAGGAGTCCAAGAAACAGACAGTCCTGCTCCAGAACCTCGTAGATCGGAATCCTTTCATGCCCACCGACTTCACCAAAACCCCTCAATCAAAATAACCAATGGCACGCGTCGATAATGGCAACAACCTGACCACGGCTATCCTCCAGCCTGGGGCGAAATACTCCAGCGACGGCTACGGGCTTATCGTGGCCACGGCGACCTTCAAGGCGGCCCTGACCGCTTCGGTCGGCAGTATCATCAACCGCGGTTCGGCCTGCCCGATTCCTGCCGTCAGTTACTGCAAGGCGCACAAGTTCAATGCTACTAACGACACCCTGGGCATCACGACCTACGTCGTCGATTACGTTGGCATCGACCAGAACGCCTCATTCACCGACCCGCAGATCACCGGCTCGCAGGGTCTTACCTCGGAGCATATCACGACTCACCCCAACTTCTTCGAGACGGCCACGGGCTTGGGTTTCACGGGCTCGCCCATCGCAGGCGTCGGCACGGGAAGCGTGGCTACCCCTGCTTATCCCGTCATCACGGGGACATCCAACCCGGTTGAGTACGGAGGCAATAACGGTGCCTCGTTTGAACTCCCGATTGGCCGAACCTTCAAAGGTTTCAAGAAGGCAGAGTTCAAAGACTTCTACGGAAAGACGAACTACCTTGCGCCGCAATGTTCTCTCTCCGGCGTCATGTATACGTCGAGCTCGACCTTCGTGAACAATATGCGCGGCGCAGTCGGCAAGACTTCTGGTAACGGCACTTTCGCCGGCAGGAACCTCGTCCCAGACTACATGGGCACGGCCTTCACGATCAGCAGCAAGAACCAGCTGCTCCTCGCCCAGGTATCCTTTGAGGACTTCGGCCTGCTGTACAAGGTGCAGTACGAACTGCGCTTCAACCGCGAAGGCTACAACGCCTCGGTCTACGCCCCGGTCTGATGAAACTGCAACCCGGAGTCGGCTACACCTTCGACTCATCGTCGAGCGGCTTTACGCTGGATACCACCGACCCGTTCCCTGGCGTCGGGGCTTCGGCACAGCACCCGTTTCAAGTCATCAACATCGTTCTCGATTCTGGGGCTTGGACTTATCAGGTCGTCCCTGGCACGATGAACAATGAGGTCGCCCAAATCGAAGAGGACTCAGTCTGGGTTTACACTAACCGCACGGCTGGCGGTATGCCTGACTGGCCTGTCAGCGTCCTTAACTTTACGGCGACCAAGTCCTACATCTACCTGCGGGCCGGCGTGGATCAGACCAACGATGCTTTCCCCGGGCAGACCGATGACGAAGATGAGTGGCCGCGCATCATCTCCTCGGGAACAATCCTTACCGACACGGACGACTATGGCTACATCCTGCTGGCCGAGGCCACGGAAGGCTCTGGCCCTGTCTGTAGCGTTGTCCAATATGTCACCGGCTCGCTCTGGGCTGACCGCATCAAGCTCGGTACCCTGACGGCCAAGTATTACTACGCCCGCACCTAATGGCCACGGCCCTCAAGACATGGGCCAAGGTGCGTGCGCCTGTCCTCTGCGTCACGGGCACAGGGTCGGGGGTAGGCATCCCGCTGGCAAGGGGTGGCAAAATTAGCACACCAGGAGTCCCTCCTGCGCCCTCCGTTGTGGCTGATACTAACAACGTGGTCTACGAAGGGCCCATCTTCCTCGGCGATCAGCAGACCATGATGCGGACCGACTTCAACCCTTACACGATTACAGGCACCACAAGTTTCCCTTCACAAGTCCGCACGCCTTACTTCACGGCGGACTGTCCATCCTTCCTTCCGAACCCCGGCAGTTTCGGAGAAAGGCAGGCTTTAGAGTCCGTCCCTGCCCAGACCCTGACCGATGACCAGAAAGGCGAACTGATCGGTGAAGTCGTGACGACGACCACGACCTTCTTTACCATGACCACCGACGCCTTTAACTATGGGCAGACTTACTCCCCTGGCTTCGAGGACATCGTAAGTATCGGCAATCTGACGGAGGTCTGACCCCCCCCCTTCCAATCGGGGCAAGATTAAGACCCGATGAGCTGCACTAATCAAGTAACCGTCTCGCAGGGTAACACCTTCGCCTGCACCTTTACCTGGACGCCCGGGGCGACGGGTCCGGCCAACCTCCTGACCACGACCATCAGCTCGTCCCTCGAAGACCGCCAAGGCAACGTCTACGCGATGACGGTGACCAAGGCCGGAGACGGCCTGTCCTTTACGGTGACCTACCCGGGCTCGACCGCTGACTGGGCTATCGGCCTCGGTAAGTGGGACATCAAGTTCGTCTTCCCTGGCTCGACCATCTCGCGCACCGAACTCTTCCGCGTCAACGTCATCGACTCCGTCACCGTCTAAGCCATGCCTGACGCGACGATCACCTCGACGGCTTCGACCTTCGGGACCATCTCGGGGGTATTCTCCGCTGATCAGTCCACCATCTCGGGCACCATCTCGGGCATCATCCCTGGCACTCTGACTGGCTCGGTCGGAGTCCCTGGTCCGGCGGGCGCAGCTGGAGCCCCCGGGCAGGGCGTTCCTGTAGGCGGCAGCTCAGGCCAGTTCCTCCAGAAGACCTCCGGTGCCGACTACGCCACCGACTGGGTGACGGTCAATCTATCGGTGTACCTGACCAAGGCCGACAACCTTGGCTCGCTGACCAACTTCGCCACGGCCCGCGATAACCTTTCCCTAGGCGTTGCCAGCACCCCGACCTTTGCGGGCGTCAATGTCCCCGGCTCTGGAACCAGCGTGGCCAACCTTGGCGCCACCTTCCTGACCATCAACCAGTCGGGCCACGGTCAGTTCACCATCCAGCCCTCCCAGGGCATCGTCTTCCCAAACGGCACGATCCAGACGACCGCCTTCACCGGCGTCCCCGCGGATTACATCACGAGCGTATCGTCGCCCCTCACGGTCACTTCTGGAAACCTTTCCATCGACCTGTCGGCTTACCTGACGACCAGCACGGCGGCCTCGACGTACTACCCGCTCACCAATCCTTCGGCCTATATCACGGCCTCCGCCCTTACGCCGTACCTGACGACCTCCACGGCAAGCGCCACCTACCAAACGCTGGCGGGGATGAGCTCGTACCTGACGACTTCGGCTGCGGCCTCGACCTACCAGACCTTGTCGGGGATGTCGGCCTACCTGACCACGGCTTCGGCGGCTACCTCATACTACCCGCTCACGGGCAACCCTTCGGGCTTTCTGACCTCCGCCCCTGTGACCTCCGTGGCTGGCCGCACGGGAGCCATCACGCTGTCGAATACGGACATCTCTGGACTCGGCACCCTGTCGGTCGTCAATGACGCCCCTTCGGATGGCTCGCAGTACGCTCGTAAAAACGGCGCATGGGACATCGTCTCGGCTGGCTCGTCCTACATCTCCAGCGTCTCGTCTCCCCTGTCGGTCACCTCCGGCAACCTGACCGTCGACCTTTCGGCCTACGCTCCGTTGGCATCCCCGGTCTTCACGGGAGACGCGCGCGCCGTAACCCCTACCTTCGGCGATAACGACACCTCCGTCGCCACGACCGCCTTCGTGCAGTCCGCCTTGGCTGGCGGCACGGCTGTCGCCCGCAACCTTGAGGTCGAAGTCCGCAACCAGTCCGGCTCGACTATCGCCGCCGGCTCCATCGTCTACATTAGCGGGGCCACGGGCAACAAGCCCCTGATCACGCTCGCCCAGGCTAACAACGACGCAAACTCCTCTCAGACCATCGGCTTCGTCAAGACGGCCATCGCTAACAACGGCACCGGCTACGTCATCGTCCGCGGAGAACTTGAGAACATCGACACCTCGGCGCTGACCGAAGGCGTGCAGCTGTACCTGTCCCCGACCACGGCTGGAACCTGGACGACCACCAAGCCCTCTGCGCCGCTTCACCTGGTCTACGTCGGCATCGTCATCCGCGCTCACCCGACCCTCGGGACTATCCTCGTCGCTGTCCAAAACGGCTACGAGCTGGGCGAAATCCACGACGTGGCGATCGGCACGCTTGCCAACAACGACCTGCTGGCCTACGAGGCTTCGACTGACCTCTGGAAGAACAAGACGTACTCGGCCCTCGGCCTGCTGACCTCGGCCACGGCGGCGACGACTTACTACCCCCTCACGGGTAACCCTTCCTCGTTCCTCGTCGCGGCTGACATCGCTGGCAAGGCCGACCTCGCCTCCCCCGCCCTGACCGGGAACGTGACGATCACTAGCAACTCGGTTGGTGCGGCGCTGTTCATCGAGCAGGCAGGCACGGGCAATATCCTGACCCTGCATGACCAGGCTTCGGACACGAACTTCGTCGCCATCGACGCCAACGGTAAGGTCAGCACCATCCCTTCGGACGCCACCAACGGCGCTGGATTTAACATCGCCCACGGCGCCGCCCCGACCACTCCGGTCAACGGCGACATCTGGACTACGACCGCAGGCATCTTTGCCCGAATCAACGCTGGCACCAAGCAGCTGATGAATCTGGGAGACACCCAGACCGTCTCGGGCAACATCACCTTTTCTAACGGCACCCAAACGCTCGGCAACTCGTCGTCCACCACCACGATTAACGTGGGATCTGGCGCAACTGTCGGGGCTTCGACAAAAACGATTAACCTAGGAACGGGCGGCGCATCCGGCTCGACCACTAACATCACTGTCGGCCCGGTACTCGGCGCTTCTACCACCTCGATTGGCAACACGACTGCCGCGTCTACCATTAACCTTGCAACGGGTGCAACCCTCACGGCCACGACCAAGGCGGTCAACATCGGCACGAACGGCGTCGCTGGTTCGACCACGAACATCACGATCGGTTCGACCACGGGCACTTCCACGACCACGCTCCAGGGCATCACGAACGGCGTGACCCAGACCGCTGGCGACTCGTCCCTGAAACTTGCCACCACGGCTTTCGTCACGACCGCCGACAACCTGAAGGCCAACCTCGCCAGCCCGACCTTCACCGGCACGCCTTCCCTGCCGACGGGCACGACCGCTGTCACCCAGACCGCTGGCAACAACACGACCGCAGTCGCCACGACGGCCTTCGTCACCGCCGCAATCCCTGGCTTTGCGTCGACCGCCGAAATGGCGTCCCCCGCTTCCACGACTAAGGTGGTCGCTCCGTTTGATGTCGTCCGCATGATCGTCAACCGCGCGACCTTCGACACCCAGAACTCCTCCCCGACCTTCGCCACGAGCGGAGCCGGTGCGACTGCGTATAAGATGACGAACGACCGAAGCATGCAGATTGGCACGCCGAACGTCGGAGTCGCTGGCTACGGCCAGATGATCTATGACACGACCGCAGGCACGTGGGGTGTCTTAGGTGCGAAGCGTGGCGACAGTTATATCACCCAAGACTGGAGCAAGCGCATCTGGATGTCTGGCACGCACACTTTCGATACTCTTGGCGATGCTAATTCTACCGCATTTTGTATGCTTGGTGGCCGCAGTTCAGTAACCACCGGAAACCCCACCAAGCAAGCCATCGGCTGGAAACTAGTCGGTGGAGGAACGGCCCTTAAACTTGTCACCTACGGATACAACGGCGCCTCTTTGGTAGTCACCGAGACCACCTCTTCCTTCACCCCCGTCGTTAATCAGAGCTTTGACTGGATGATTGTCCACGCCCCAAACCCTGCAAACGCGGCGACCTCGTACTGTTATCTATACGTCAACGACGCATTGGTGGCTACGGGTATCAACGCCCCTGCCGACGCCACGGTGAATTACAACTACTTCTACCACTCCTTTGAGTCGACGGCCAGCATGGCGACCCGCCTTGGTGCCATCGTCTTCCCGGTGAAGGTCTGGTGGAGCCGCTCCTAATCCATGTACACCTACCAAATCACCGCCCTGTTCATCCCTGAATGGCCGAGCCTGTTCGACTCCGTCTTCGGGGTCGACGCTGACTGCACGGCTTCTCTCGTCTCGGGCAACGTCGGCGTTTACACTTTCACCAGCCCGCAGAACCCGGCCAACATGGGCCCGCTGGTTAAGGTCGAGCTCATCCCCACCCCTGCAAACCATCTCCCCCAATGATTACCCACCTCATCGCCCTCCTCGTCGGCTTCGTCGCCGGTGCCCTCGTCTTCCGCAAGCACGCCGCCAAGGCCGCTTCCCTCGAAGAGAAGGGCAAGTCCATCCTCGACGCCCTCAAGGGCAAGTAAAGCGTGCGCCTGTTCCTGGTCATCGCCCTCGTGGCCCTGGCTGGGTGCAAGTCTAAGCCCGTGGACGAGCCCCTGCCTAAGCAGCCTGACGCCGCCACCGCCGGAGACTCCCTTCGCAAGGTCGGCACCGAGCTCGACGCCCGCGCCGGGAAAGTCGCCGCCGCCGTCAGCGTGGCCCGCGACAACGCCGACAAGCCCGAGGTCGTCCGCGCCGAGACAGGCGTGGCCCTATCGAACCTGCCCGCCCCCTCTCCCGACGATCTGCTCGTCGCCAAGGCCCGCGCCGCCAAGGCCGACCAGAAGGACTACGCCGTCGCCGAGGCCGCCGGGAAGAAAGCCGTCGCCGCCCTGGACGCCGCCCTCGCCAAGGCCAAGGCCGACCAAGCCGAGGCCAAGCGCGTCTCCGACCTGAAGGACGCCCGCATCAAGCAGCTCGAAGAAGAGCTCGACCGCGTCAAGAAGGACAAGGACGCCCAATGGTGGACCATGGCAGGCGTGGCCGTGGCCGTGGCCGGTGCGTTCGCCGCCGCCCTAGTCTCCCCCAAGGTGGGCGCGACCCTCATCCTGTCCGCCGGCGCAATCGGCGCATTCCCGCACGTCGTCGACCTTCCCTGGTTTAAATGGATTGCCGGCGGATTCCTTGCGACGCTCGCAGGCCTTGGCATCTGGGTCGCCTACGACGCCGCCCGCGATCAGGTCCACGAATCCGACCCCAAGCCGCAAACTTCTTCCGACGATGAGCAAGCCCCGCCCCAAATCTGACCCGCCTGCGGTCAAATACGCGGAACCTCATTTCACCTTCCGCATCCTCGGGAAGTGCAAACCCTCCCACGCGCCAGGATGTCGGACGCCCTTCGGCTATTGCTGGAAGGGGTACGGCGACATTCACGTCGATCCAAGGCAACCCGAACATGAGATGATCGACACGGTCGTCCACGAGCTCATTCACGATACATATCCTTTCCTTGACGAAGACGCGGTCGAGGCCGGTGCGACCCGCATCGCCGAAGCCATGTGGCGCCTAGGCTACCGCCGCACGATCCGATGACCATCGAGACCTTCACGACCGTCTGCGTACCGGGCATCGCCTCCCTCGCGTACTTCTCCGCAGGCATCGCCAACCTCTACACCCGCAACTACGCCATGGCCATCATGTGGCTTTGCTACGCCGTGGCCAACGTCGCCCTTCTTTCGACCGTCCTCCGCAAATGAGCGCCCTTCCCCAACCGCCGACCCCCGACGAAATCCCCGTAAACTTCAGGGACGTTGGCTTCGGCATCCTGATCGGTTCGGCCTCATGGCTCGTCCGTTACTTCTGCTCCACCGAAAGGCAGACCCTAGGCTACATCGCCAGGCGCACGGCCACGGCTGGACTGACATCTCTCCTAGTCGGCCTTGGGACGAAGGGCTACTTCTCCTCCGAGGGTCTGGCCTTCGCCGCGGCAGGCTGCGCTGGCTATGCCTCCCCGGAACTCGTCGACCTTTTGCTGGCCCGTATCAAGGCCATGAAGGGGAAGACAGCCCCTAAGGGGTAAACCCGCCTCCTAGGGCAATCCAGAGGGGTCTATTGACCCTTGACGTGGCGGGCTAGGGAGGCACATTGGAACCCATAATGGCTCCCCCCTCTACCGAAAGGCACGGGGGAGTCGTCCTTTAGTAAACCCCCCGGCCCTGTGCCCCTGGCATGGTTTCTCTCGGGGGGTCTTTTGTTGCCCCTTGACGGGGGCGACCCTAGGGGCAAACTGAACTCAGTCGGGTAGGGGTACGCTGATCATGGCGGGCCTCGACGACCTGAGGGACACGAATTGCCCTGACCCCTTGAGTGGGGTCACAGGGTATTTGCGGAAAGGTGCTTGACGAATGCGGAACAGTTCGCCAAGGATGTTGACGCACCCCCAATGAAAGCCCTCATCACCCTGTCCTTCCTCATCATCTTCGGCTGGCTCGCCGTCGTCACCTTCTGCGGGCCTCAGCTCGCTCAGGCCATCGACCGCTCCCTGCCCGGCTACGTCGCGGCTAAGCCCACCGCGGTTAAGCGCGTCCGCTAATTTCCACCCACACATGAGCACCCCCATCAAACCCAAGGCCGAACTCGTCTTCGACAAGGCCATGCACGAACTCCTCAAGCGCAAGGTTGTCGACTTCCGCAAGGCCGCCAGCCTCAAGGACAGAGACGGCTGCGTCAAGGGCCTCGGCTCTTACGCCCTGTACGGCGTCGACCATACCCGCGGTCAGCTCGTCGTCCTGGCCAGCGAGCCCACTGCCGGCGACTTCAACAAGTACGTCACCGCCAAGGCCAAGGCCGACGTCTGCTCCCGCTACGATCAGGTCGTCGAGTACCGGGACGCTGGTTCCCACTCCAACCCCAAGGTCACCGTCCTCTGCTGGCACCTCGCCTAATCTTCCCACCATGCCCAACGCCAACCACCCCTACACCGAGACGCTGACCTTCGCCGGTCGCGTCATCCCCCTCAAGCGCCCGATGGCCGAATACGCCGCCCGACGCCTGCAGGCCATCCTCCCGCAGATCGCCGCGCTCAACGCCGCTGGCAAGACGCAGGCCGATGCAGCCGCCGCCCTGGACACGACCGTCTGCACCCTCCGCCAGTGGCTCGACATCACCAACACGACTTGGGTCAACCTTAACAAGCGCGGCCCGTACCGCCGCCAGAAGTAAGACTATGCCTAAAGGACACTTTCCCCGCAAAGCCAAGGACACCCACGAAATCAACGGCGTGAAGATGAGCAAACTGAAGCACGACCGCATCCGGGCTTTTGAGGCCATGCTCCCGCAGCTCGACGAACGCGAGCGCCTCAACTCCGAGGACGTTGCCGCCCGCCTCGGCGTCTCGGGCGTCACGATCTGCTCCTGGTTGAAGGTGCTAGGCCGCCGCCTGATGAACAACAACGGACGGCGCTTCTTCTCTTGGGATAAGAGCAACTGGCACAACACCGTCCTCCCGGTATACCAGAAGACCGGCAGCGCTCTCGCCGCCGCCAAGGCCATCGGCGTCAACTCCTGCACCGTCTACCGCTGGCTGTCCAACAACGGCCACCTTGTCCGCAAGTACCGAGAGCGCGACATCTCCTCGTTCAAATTCCAGAACTACCGCTAATGCCTGACCCTTCCCATCGCCCCTACCAACCCATGACCATCATCCGACCCGACTCCCTTCCCGCCTTCTGGTGGGTATTCCCCTGGGCATATGCCCGGCAACTGCACCGCAACTGCAACGCCCTCCGCGCGCTGGCCGACCGCCTCGACGACGCCGTGACGCTCCAGAAGGTCGTCATCGCCGATCAGTCCGAGGAGATCGCGAACCTCCGCCGCCTCTTGGACGAGGCCCGCAGCCGATGACATCCTTCCGCCACCTGGACGGGATGCTCGGGCTCCTATCCGAGCTGTATGAAATCAATGAGCGAATCCTGACGGGCGACATCCTGTCCAACAAGGCCGCCATCAATTCTAAGCGCATGGAGAAGCTCCTGAAGCATTACCATGAGGCCTTGTCGGAAGACGGGGCGTCCGACATCCGTCTCGAGGCCTACGCGGCCGCCGGCGGCTGGGTCGGCATCACCTACTCCTACACCTTCGACGGCTTCGAGGTCGCCGGATCACAAGTCCCCCGCCGCGCATGAGCGAACCGAAGCGATATATGTCGGATGTCTGCAACCTTGGACCGAAAGGCTATTCTTGCCTGCTGATACAACACAAAGAAGGAGAGTTTGTCCGTTACGAGGACTACGCCCGCCTCAAGGCCGAGGTCGAGCGGCTGACCGCCTTCACCACCCGCACTTTCATCCCGAATGAGGAGCTGCAGGCCGAAGTCGCCCGCTTAAAGGAACAGGTCGAGCGGCTGACCAAGGCCGGGGATGCGATGGCAAAGTTGTTGTTTATCGAGCCTAGCTACATCGGTTCTCCCAAGCAAGAGGCCGTCGTCCAATGGTGTAAATTAACTGATGATAAACCTTATGCGTAAGCCCATGCGCCCCTTCTCCATCGTCGCCCTCCTGCTCCTCGGCTTCAACGCCGCGGCCGCAGCTGAGGCCACCCTCCTCGAATGCATCGCCGTCGTCGAGTCTGGCCAGAACCGCAAGGCCGTCGGCAAGGCCGGCGAACGTGGCATGTATCAGGTCGGAAAGGCCGCATGGGACGACGCCTCCGCCCGCCTCAAGGCCGAGGGCCACTACTTCTTCCCCTGGTCCAAGTGGCGTGACGCTACCGCCCAAGACATGATCGCGGCATCTCACCTCCGCTGGATCAGGGCGAACTTCCACCGCATCGGGATGACCAACCCGACCCCCGAACAGATGGCCCTCGTCTGGAACGTGGGCTGGACCGCCGCCCGCGAGCGTGCCTTCCGCCCTAACGACTACGCCTTCCGCGTCGCCAATCTTTTCCGCTTGTCCCCGCACCCTCGTTAAAGAGTCTTTACCAATGGCATCCCTCCTTGTGGCAATCGACCCTGGCGTGAATGGCGGCATCGTCTGGTCGGTCGACGGCGACCCTGTCGAGTGCGCTAAGATGCCGTCGTCCGACATCGAGGTCTGCCAACTGCTCGCTGACTTGAGCTGCAAGGCCAAGGACGCGGAACTCTTCCTTGAGGAACCGCCCCTGTTCGCCGGCAAGAACATCCCCGGCTCCGCCATCGGCAAACTCATGTGGAACACGGGCGTCCTCTACGGCGCCGCCGTCGCCATGGGCTGGAAGATTCACCGCATCCGCCCGGCCATCTGGCAGAAGACGCACACCTGTGGCACGAAGGGCGACCTGACCACGACCCAGTGGAAGAACAAACTGAAGGCACGCGCTGCCGAACTGTTCCCCACGCAGGACGTCACCCTCTGGAACGCCGACGCCCTCCTCATCTTCGACTCCGCCACCCGCGGCGTCATCAACTGAGTTTACATAACTCGGTAAGACCCTTTACTTTGTAACCCTTAACCTCACATGAAGAAAGACCCGAAACTCCCCGCCGACTACCGCATTATCGCGGACTCGTCCTACATCGTCCTCCCC